TGATATCAGTGTCTTTTGATTTAACTGCACCACCTGTACCACCAGTAATATCAGTGCCTACAGCACCACCTCTAGTAGGACTTCCTGTACCTGGAACATTCACTGTGATATCAGTGTCTTTTGGTCTTGCACCCCCGCCCGAAGGAGCAGCACCTCCTCTTTGCTGAAAAGCCCTTACTGCATCTCCTGCAGAATCATCTGTTGCTTTTGCTGCTTTAGAGGCAGCTGCCACAGCATTATCGGGACTTTTACTAGATGGAGTCACATCTAAACGAGGTTCTACTCTTTTTGATATATCCGGTCCTTTTCTTCCTTTAAATATACCTCTTAATTGCCTACCGCCTGGCAGTAAGCCAAGACCGGCCATAGCAGCTAATTGCCCTGCTTCACCATAGTCACCAGTTTTTGCTGCACTAACAGCACTTTGAACATCTTGTACTGTGCCTGCAGGAGTAAAAGGCGCTATACTTTGGGCAATTTTTTCTTGTTGAGCTTGAGCGGCAGCACGCTGTTGAGGGCTCATTTCAGCCTTGGCTCTGGCGGCTCTACCAAAATAAGATGGAGTTTGTTCAGACAGGTAATCTAACTGTCTATACAAATTAAGCAGGTCTTTATTGGATTTAGACATAATGTTGTAGGAATTACCCTTTCATTTTATGTTTTGTAACAGGTAATTTAGCTAGTTCTTTACTAGATTTTTTGGGTTGATTGCCCACAATCATACTTTGTAAAGCTTTGCCAGCTTCTTCTCTATCTTTTTGTTTTCTTTTTTCTTCTGGATTAGTACTTTGACTTCCAGCTTTAGGTGGTCTACCACGGCCACGTTTTACTGCAGGTTCTTCTTTTTTCTTAGTTTTTTCGTCATCCTCATCCTCCTCATCATTCTCCTGACTGCTGCCGCCATACCTTGTACCTGAAACTTTTCTTAAATCGGAAGCTTCTTTTACTGGTTGAGCAGGCTGAGTTTGATCCGTTGGTTCCATTTGATCAGGTTCATTTTGTTTTGCCTGTAAAATAGTTTTTGCTTTATTTGTAAGCCAACTCTTTACAGACATTTCATTGTTAATGATTTCGGGAGGTAGTTCTCCTTTTTGATCATAATAATCAAAAAGCATATCTATTAGATCGTCACTGAGATCGCCTTCTCCTGCAATAGCTTTTTGAAGTTCGGTATAAAGTTTGTCTCCTATATAGGATTTTAGATCTTTTTCTTCAATACTTAAACCGTTACCATCATCAAATGCTTCAAGAATTAAACTGTTAATAGTTTTATGCTTATTGTAGCTTTTGAAAAAAGATTCATTAAAAACTTTACTTTCATTATTTTGTGTTTCTTCTACCTTTCCTGCATTATGTGCTTTCCAGGCTGCACCATATGCTTTGCGTCTTTCTATATCAGTTAGCTTACCATCTTTTGCATATCCTGCCTTTATATGCTTTACCATACGCTCTGCTTTAGCACCAGGGGGTGCTTTTTCGTTTACCTGTTTTTCAGGTGTACCTGTTACGGTTGTATTAGGTTTTACCATTGGTTGATTTTGTTTAGGTTCTGGTAATTTTAATTCAGGTTGCAATGTTGGGGGTTTGACCGCAGTGCCTGTAACCTGCCGTGGATCTACCATTACACTAGTATCTTCCGACACACCTTGCTCACCCAATTTCTTACCAGCAGCAGCGGCTTTCTGAAAACGTTTAGCACCATATTTGTCACGGCCGATACTGGCAGCAACTGCTTCAGGATTTTCTGCGCTGCCACCTCTTTTAATGGCAGCAACAGTTTTCTTCCAACCCATATATTTTTCGCCTAACTGTTCTGCTCCTTCTTTTAGCACAGTCTTTTCAGTTCCAGATTCTGATTTTTTTGTCTTCGGGGCTTCTTCTGTTAGGCCATGGATTTTGTTTACTAAATTATAAAAATCACCGTTCATTTTTTTATCCTTTTACTGGGTTTGGAATTCTGTTTTGACGACTGCCAATTGGGCTCATATTGCCTTGGGCAACAGTATTTGTGTTTTTACCTGCGGCAGTTTTTCCACCAGCAGCTTCTGGATATTCATACTTTCTTGTTTCTTCTAATTCTTTAATTAGGTTAGGAATACGTGCATCTCCTACCAGATCTTTAGCTGCTTCTTCTGTTTTCATATCGGTATTAGCTAAAACAATTTCGCCGTTTTTATTGCTCTGCTCAACACCTTCTAAAGCCGCTTCATATGGACTATTAGCAGGAGTTACCTTAATACAACATTGATCCTTCTTAATACGTTCGCTTAGTAAAGTTAACAATTGCACATCATTGCAGGGATATTGTAGATTAACATCCACCACATTTACTTCTACAGGCCCTTGGTTAGGAAACATTGGACTTTCCTGTATAGGTAGTCTCTTAATATGTTTAACACTGTTAACCTTATATGGATCATAGGCAGATTTCAGTTTATCATCAAAATCTTTAGGCAATTCTCCGGCAATTCTAATTCTAAAATCATAGGTTCTATGATTTTCAGTGAGATAAGTTTTAAAGCTTTTCATAGCTAATCCTATTATGTTATATTTATCGAATTTAAAAAAATTATTGAGGCTTATTTAATATACGATTAAGCAGGGTATTACGATCAATAATCACACCTTCACCTTCAACTGCACTACTAGAAGGATCAGAATTTTTGAGTTGACTATCTAGTCTCATTTTCTTTAACTGCAGATCTACCATACGTAATTTTTTATCTAATTTGGCCTGTTTGGCAGTAATTGCATGCCCTAGTAATACACCTGCAGTTTGAAATATAGGGCCGCTAAATCTAGATTCTACACTCATACCCAAATCCATTAAATCATTGAATTTGTCCTTGGCTAAATTAGCTAATTCATCCAGTTCATTATCACTGGATTCTAAATCTCTTACCAAAGGCAAAGCATGATCTATTTTGTCTATAGCTAAATCAATTTGAGTAATTGCTTCTTTCTGATGTTCTAAAAACATATCTGTTTGTTCTATAGGAATAGAACTATCATCGGGCAGATTAAAAAGTTCATTTAATTTTTTAGTCATTTTGATTAGATCCCTGCAAATATTTGCTGTTCATTGATTATTCTAAATTGTATACCACGACTTTGACAAAATTGTTTTGCTGCGGACCACTTGTAATTATTCAAAATTACCGCAGCTTTATCACTCTTTGATTTTGCTCTTTCCATTAAAGTTTGTGTACTGGGTTTAATTTCAATAAGTTCTGCGTGTTTTTGTTTATTACGATCCTCATAGACAATAAAAAAGTCTGGGATATAAATGGTATTTTTGTTTGTAAAAGGATTTCTATAGGGTATCTGTATTGCTTCACTGGCCCAATTTAATACATTAGGGTTTGTATCACAGAATTGCATAAAGTGTCTTTCCCAACTACTACGATAAGTGGGTGCTTTTTTACCTATATATTTTTCAGGATTTTTGATTTGATATTTTCCCTGGCTCCATTTAGTCATTTAAAATAAAATAGTCCTTTCTACGTAAGGATTAGTAATAGGTCTATTTTTAATTGCTAGTAGACTAGTAGGAATTCTACCAGTATTTAAATATAAACTTAAAAAAGTGTTAAGTTCATTATTATTTAAATTTTGAAATTGAGTTAATACTTGCATAGGATCTATTCGTTGACTGGCTGCAGTGTCTATCACTGCTTGTGCTAATAAACGTGCAGATTCTATATTTTGTGTGTATTGTTCAAAGTATCCCACAATAGCATCATTAGTATTTTGATCAATAGCTAAATTTTCTTGATAAAAATTATTAAAGTATTTTTGAGTTTTTGTTGTATCTATAATAGGTAAATTAGATTCCATTTTTTATAATCCTGCTAAAGTTTTTTCAGTATCAAAATTATTGCTATAATATTGATCCAAACTTTCCCCATATCCGGCACTGTAAGGATCGCTAAATTCTGTACCTTGTGGTGTACCATAATTATATTCTAATGCATTAGCATTACTGTCAACTGGTACTGCATTTGTAGGGTTATTGGTATCAAGATATGTTTGTTGATTAGTTGGTCCTACATTATCTATCAGTGTTCTATTACCATTACTATCAACCAGGTAAACATCGCCGTTTTTATAAGTTTCTAATTTGGAATTATTTGTAAGCGGTGTTTCACTTTGTCTATTAATCACACCTATGCCTGGGTAATACCCCCCATTACCAACATATTGCCCTTCTGCAGTTTGAATACTTTTTACCGAATTATTCCATACTGCACCTATCTGACCCGTAAAACTATTAATAAGAGGATTAACCAAATTGTTAGTGATCTTAAATAGTCCTTTACCCACACCTGCACTAATACTTGCAGACATTATCTGCCCAAATACCGATTTACCTAATCCAAATTTATTCAAGGCTTCATATACTTTAACACCCGCTACAAGTCCCGTAACTCCTGCTACTCCTTGACTAATTGTATTACCAATCTGTGCACTAGTTCCGCCAACAGCAGTAACTAAACCAGTTCGAGGATCTGTAACATATCGCACCCCTGCTTCTGTATCAACATTTAATGCTCGATTAACCTGTCTATTTGCTTGTTCTAGATCAATTTGCGTATTGCCAGGAATCACATATAATTGATTTCCATCCGAATCAAAACCTACCCTTGTACCGTCTGTATATGTTCTTACCGTGGTTGTAAATGAACCATCGGTAATTCGCTGTGTACTTACACTATTAGCTTCTACGTTGCTAGGATTGAATGCCCCTATAGATTGAGAAGGATTAAATCTTGTAGCAATTGCTTGCCCATTATCTCCAATTATATAAGTATTGGTTTGAATGTTATATGGCTGACCAGTTGCAGGATTTATTGGAATATTTCCGTTTGTTGGGGCAATTTGAGAAAACAATATTGAAGTAGCTGCCGATCCCGCAATAGTGGCAGTCTCAACTCCTCTTTCTGCAATACTTTGGGTTGATTGTATTAAACTGGGGACACCAATAGACACAGCTGACCCAGTGTTAGTAAGATTGGTTACGGGACCTGCTTGTTGTGCATTTGATTGTGCATAGGGATTATTTTTGATAGTGTCATTTACCCCTACCTCTGTAGTGGCCGATCCATACCCAGGAGTAGATCCCAATGTAGGGACAACATAATTTCCTGATCCGCCAAACACTGCACCATTAATAGCTTTTAAACCTAACTGACCAATTGTTGGATTGACAAGATTTCTAAAGTTAGCATTTCTTACTGTATTCAGCAAATTGTATGCAGACAAAATATTACTTAGAACACCTCTACCAGATCCTTGTCCGTCCGGTCTAGCTAAATCTGTGCTACCAGCAGTACCAATTGCCCCAAGTATGCCTGCATTGGTGTAAATGTTAGTTGTACTGGTACTGATTGGACTTTGGACATTGTCGTAATGTAGCACTGCAAATCCGTTAACATCTATAGGATTAACTGTGCCTACTCTATATTTCACTGTTTCATAAGTTACAGTCATCGAATTGGTTAAGATTCCTGTATCTTGACTGCTATCATGTTCGCCATGTCTCCAACCTGTGATAGTGGGATTAATTAATTTGTATTCTGTAAATCTTTTGTTATGTAGACTGAATATTTGAATATCACGTATAAAAGGTAATAGCTGTCTATTTAGAGGACTAAATCCCCATTTTGTTCTTAGCCTATTTGTATATTTGTGTGGTACCTGATACAGTTCAGGTTGATAATCACTATCTCTATAATAATACGTATAATAGTCATTCCAAAACTTGTTAACTACATCTGCTGCATCGTCATGAAAAGAAACTGTAATAGGATCATATTGTAAAGAGCCTGTTACAATATTTTTCCTATTATAGGCATTATAGGTTTTTGTATTGACTGTATACCTTGGAAGGTCTATTCGTTTTACCATTAAACCAACTTCATATTGTTCAGTTAAACTTAGACTAGACACAGTCTGCACACTGCTGTTGAAAATACTAAGCAAACTTTGACCTACACTTTGATTTACGTTGATTACCACATAGTAAAGAAAACTTTGTTTAGGTGCTAATCTGAAATTGTCTGTCAAAAATAGTTTAGCAGCGTGTTCGTAAGAATGAGTTTTTTCACCTGCATTAATAGGCTTTAATGGTGCATTATATAGACTTGGCATAAATTTATTTATTCAAAAAAAAAGCCCGCTAATTGCGGGCTATTAAGGTTTTCAAATTACGTTAACCTGTAATTACTGTGCCATTTTGTCTAGGTACTGGATTGCCAACTCCACCTGGACTTGTGGTCTGTAAGGCATTGTCAAATCGTAGTGTACAAGTGATAGTCATAGGATCATTGCTACCATAACTGGCTTCGCCCCAATTTACTGAGCTTAAGAAACAACCATATAATTCCCAAGTTTCAAGAACTACTGGTTCAATTGCACCATTTGCACCGTCAAGAACTTCGAATTTACTGATGAATTTATAATCAATACCCGAAGCTGCACTGGCTTGTTCCATAAAGTCGAATTGCTTTTGTAATTGCTCGCCCACTAATCTACTTACGTTGCCACCAGCGTCATCTCTAAATACCACATTAGTAGTTTGCCAAGTAGGTCTACCAGCAATATAGACTTTACTGTTGTATACAGGAATCTCTACTGGAGTCATTTCCAAATTTGGGCGTGCAAAACTTACGATTTGTTTTGTAAGTTCTGTCTTTGGATTTGAAACTCCAAAGTTTTCAAACAGTCCCCTAAATCTAAATTGCAACTTAGGCATAAGTAAGCCCTGATTAGTTGCACTTTGATTTCCACCTAGTGGTACTGTAAATCTAGTTAATGATGAAACTGCCATTTTTAAGCTCCTGTTCCAACGGCTGAAGCCGATGCTATATTACCATCTTGTATCTCACCTGGATTTTTGAGTCTAATTGGAATGTAAATAAACTCAACATCCTTAGTGGGCTGAATTGCTACATCTACCCAAAGTTGATTGTTAGCTATACGAGTTGGTGTATTATTAGTTGTATCGCACACAACTAGATAATCAGTAATACCACGTTTAGCTACAATGTCATTTAGTAAACTACTTACAACTGCGGTTACACTGTTTCTGGTTATAGGATCATTTGGCTCAAATAAGTATGGTCTTACCACAATATTTAATTGTGATCTTAAATAATTTACCAATCTGGCAACATTGATCCTATCTAAACTGCTAGGTGTAGAACTTAGAGTCTTTTGTCCATAAATTAATAATCCAGTTCCGGGTAATACTGTCAACGGATTAATCTTAGCAACATAAAGCGTATCTCTTAGGCCTTGATTGATACCAACTGGAACAAATCTGCCAGTATTTTCATCTATGTAACCAATGCTACTTAGATTGTCTATAAGCCCTCTTCTTGTACCTGCAGGAGCCAACCAAGGATAACCAACTGTATCATTCTTAATCATTGCTCTTAACACTGCGTGACTTGCAGGCACAACTACACTGGAGCCTGAAAGATCTGTTGTCTGCCCACTTGGATAATAAATTCCTAAGTATGGACTTGTAGTTAGTAAACCTTCCTCACCTGTACTTAATGCATTGTTAGTATTATTTGCCCAAGCATTAATATCTGTACCATTTGCGGCTAGTCTAAATGGTGTATCACCAACAACAAAAGCAGTATTGTCTTTATTGTTGTTAAGGGTTACCATATTAGGAATGAGCTCTGGATAGCCCGGACAGGCAATCAAGTTAAAGAAGTTATTATCTTCTTTTAATGATTCGCTCGAGTCTATGGCAGATTTAAGTGCTGCAACTACTACACCACGTGGTGCCTTTCTACCAAAGTTTGGTGTAGCTGTGGTCTGATAACCGGCTACGCTAACCCAAGCTGCTGTTTCATTAGGCAATGTATCTTCAGGGAAGCTGGCTGCGTTAAAGTAATTTGTACGATAACGTTTTACATTATACCCGCTAGCTCTTGTATTCCAAAGCAACATTCCTCGAGGATATAATGTTGCGTCGGGTGCATCGATATCTAAATACGAACTTGTGCTTAATTCAGCAATTGTTGGTATTGTATCAGTAGCTGGATTTGTGTTACCATCTGCTGCCCATCTTGCATCCCCAAATATAATTCCATTTGTACTGGTTGCATCTGTATTATCTATCTGCACCCAAGTTGGAACCCCATTTACATTTTGATATCTACGAATAACAGGATAATTCTCCAAATCACTGGTATCTAACCATAAATCACCATATACAAGTGCTGTATCATCTGATTGTGAAGTTGGTTCAGAAGCACTTACAATAGGACCATTGGGATTTGTATTTGTTAAATTGTAACCCCTAATATCACTACTTAATGTTCTGTAACCTACCCATGCACTACCATTATTAATTAGAATGTCAGCTCTGCTTGGTGTGCTGTAATACCATAAAGTATTATCTGTTGGTGCATCGCTAGGTGTACCTGTGCTTGCATAATAGTCTGTGTTTACAATCGGTGCCCAATTTGTTAAAATGTAATCACCGTTACCTGAAGGATCATCGTAAATGTTTACACCGTCAGATGTGATACCCTGATTAGTAAGCGCATTGTCTGTATCTGTAATTACAATGTCTCCGCCTTCGCTGTGAATAAACTGTAACGCTCCAGTATCTGCTAATGAAACAGACACATAAGGGATATTGGCACCACTTACACCATTAATTAAACCTGCTGCCGAATTGGCAGTGATTGTTACTGTATAACTAGAAACTGCGGAAGATCTTAAATTGGCTCTAGTTTTAACAACAAAAGTATTACCAGTTATATTAGTAAATGCAGGTGTAGTATCGTCACCCACTGCCACTAATGTAGCCTGTGCGTTTTTTCTATACCAAAGATAATTGCTAACTGTATTATTATTGTCAGCATCAAATTGTGTGAATACTGTTCCTGGTAGTACATTATAGCCACCGCCAGTTGGGTCTAGATTATATGTTGCTACAAACAGATTAGCGTAATCATTTGCTACTTGTTCGACCCAAGCATCTGTTGAACTTGAATACTGTTTGATGACAGCATTCAAACCGTTACCTAAAGCACTAACTTTGTTATAGACGCTACCGCTTGGTCTTGCATTAATGTTACCTGCCACATAGGCACCTTGCCAACTTGGAGTAGAGCTATATGAACCAATGTGTAAATTTGCGGCATAGAAATATTCTGCATCACCGCTATCTACTACAAAACCAATTTCTTCAAAAAGATCGGAAACATTAGTGCTGCTTGCATACAAGTTTGCATTACTTGCAATAGATGTGTTTACAAATAATGAAATATAACCTGCAGTACCTACGTTAGCACTTACACCAGTTGTACCAGTCTGTGCATTTATTGCTGCACTGACAACTGTAAGATTACTTCCACTAGTTAAGGCAATGTTGGTATTATTAATCTTAATATTGTCGGAAATTGTAGTTAATCCAGAATTTACTGTACCTGTAACTACTGGCACACGTTGTTGCCAATCTTGGCTACCAACAATTTGCCAAGTATTGTCGTACATTTTTTTGAAAATTCTGTTGTGTCCATCTAATGTGTTAACTGCATAGTCGCCAATAGAACCAAAAGTGGTAACAGGCACATTGCTAGTTAGATAATCTGAATCTGTAATTGCAGTAACAGTTTTAGCAGTGAATGATTGTGAAGTTAAATTCCATTCTTCAATTCCCCAATTAGTATCTGTAAGATCTAACCAATAAGAATTATTAGGAACTTTACTAGTTGGTCTAGAAGTAGTACCATTTAGATCACCTAAATCTACGTTTGCACGTTGTACATAAACCTGATTACTTACTCCTAATAAACTATAAGCAGCTAACAAACCATATTCGTTCTGTTCATCGCCGTTAATTGGGGTACCGGCTGCAGTAGTTTTAAATATAGGATTTCCAAATGTTGTCACTAGATCTCGTTGACTAGTAATTGTATATAATTTTCCTGCATTTTGAGCTAATGTACCGGCTGCATAACTAACACCGCCTGGTGCAAATTTATCCTGCGCTGTGGCCAGTAGAATGTATGCAACTGATCCAATAGCTAATGGTGCATAGTTGCTTTCATCTATAACAGTTACCTGAACGCCTGGGGATACAAGGGCCATATTATTTTCCTTTAATACTGTTAAAGATATTTATCGTATAACCAAAAAAAATGTCCCATTTGTAGGGACATTTCGAAGAATAAAACTGATTTTACACTAATACTTTTATTTGATCATATAACCCATTAATCGATCCATTATTATCTAATATATAATCAAATTTTGTATTTGCCCAACTATATTCACTAGGATGCACCGCATTTTCTTCTATAACTTTTCTAGACAATGCCCATCCTATGTTTTTTTCTGGGCCTTGCATATAACACTTTGCATCCTCAAACCATAATGGATCAGGGCCCCGAACAACTCTAATAATGGTACCACCTAGTTTTTTAATAGCATCTATTTCATTGGGAAATCTGCAATCCGTGATAATTACATTGCCAGAAAATCTACTGAGCTTGTTTTCTAAACTAGCAATCCAAATGTCATTATGAAAATTATTTCTTAAAACATCTGTGCCCCAATGTTGTAAAATCCATCTTGGGGTAATTGTCATATTCAATCGTTGACTCCACCAAGTGTCAACTTGTTCACGCCATTGTCTGCTTTGATCGGTTCTGCCCTCTAATAGTTCCCTGTCCCATCCAAAAATTATAGATACAATATCTTTTAGATGATTAGCAAAACTTTCTCTTTTAAAATTATAGTTATGAACTAAAAAATCTGCACAGGTATCTTTACCAGATCCTATTAACCCACACATTCCTATCAGCATATATTACCCCACAGAGTAATATTAATAATTTTGTAATATTCTGTCAATAATTTCTTTAGCCAATAACAAAACTTAAAGGAATTGAACCATCGACATAAGTCTTAATATCATTCTCTAATTTTTCTATTTCTGCGGCTGCTTCTTGAATTAATGCTGTGCCATTTAGTTGTGTGCCACCTTGAGGACTATTAACAGTGGCAAATTTACTTCTAGCCTGACCTAACATACTTTTACATAAAGCAAGTGCATATTCCTGTATCCAAGGATAAACCTGTGGATCACTTATAATTACACTATCTGGCTTATAATTATAAACCTGTAACAAAACACTTTCTGTATTATTAAGACCATCAACATTAGGACTCCAAATTTGTGTTTGACTTAGACCAAATCCTGACACACTAGTAGCAGCTAAACTTTGATTAGCCAATACTGTGAGTATAGTGCCTGTATTGTCAATACTTTGAAGAATATATTGTGCATTATAGCCGTTTACAGGACAATTTTGTATATAGACACTGTCACCAACAGCCATTGTAACTGGTTGATTTAATGTAATAGTAATTGTGGCTCCGGCACTGGTTCCTGATGCTGTAATACCACCTAGAGTAAAATATGTATGACCATATTGAGGTATTTTACGTACAAGTGTAAGTTTTTTAGTAACTCTGTTCCAGGTAAAATTCATGAAACCACCAAACATTCTCATTGCTAATTTTTGATAGCTTACAAAGAATTCATAATTAGTCAACCCGCCCACTCGACCCGCCACTAACATATATGTATTTAGATAACCAGAAGCAAATGGTTCAAACTGACTAGCAGTAGTACCCGTAACAGATCCTATACCCCTTCTATACACACAGCGAACTTCTTGAATGTAACTGGGCAATATATATTCCTGAACTTCAGGAAGTAGATCTAAAAAACAGTAACTTTCCTCTACACTGTTGGCAGCACGTTGTCTATATTTGGCAAGGCTCTGTTTGATAGCCAGATCATAATGTTCTTTATCTAGCTCCACATCCACCATTTGATCACCTAATCTTAATCTAACATAATCTATAATATCATTACGTAATTGATTAAGTGTTTGAATTTGCTCATTAACCGCTATAGCACTTTCCATGCTAATAGGGCCTGGGCCTCCCAAATTCTTTGTACGTATACTTAGATCATTTTGTAGATTTGGCTGAATACTAACATTGTCTGTCATAATTTATGGTTCCGATAACCATATTTATGACTATTCTGTCTTTAACAAGACGATGTCTTTATTAATTCTCCCAGTCAACTTAGTTTCTGTAGCCTTAATTTCTGCTAGAAACTTACGTAATTGCACTTTACTAGCCTTGATAAACTCCTTAAGCTTTTCGTCAGGCTTTCGTATTGTTTTACAAACACTAAGTCTGGTATCAAAATTAATAATACTAGTGCCCTTAACTCCTAGATCAGCATTGTCTTCAGCCACATATTTGCCCAATTTACGTGTAGTAGCATTATAGATCCATAATACTTTAGCACCAACAATGTCAACTGGATTTACACTGACTAGTTTCAAAGTTTTTTCTTCTTTTAGATATTGTAATTTAGCAACGATTTTATCTTTGCTTGTGGGTTTTTTAATTCTAGCCTTTTTAGTGGCTTTTTTAACAGATTTATATTGTTCGAAATCCTCCAAACACTGTTTGAAAAAAGCAAGATGTCGTTTAAAATCGGCTGCTTTGTAATGCTTATAAGCTTCGTTTAATTGGCTGTCTTTGCCTGCTTGTGCTTGTAAAATTTCCTGTTGTCTATATTCTATCAACTGCACAAATTTGCCAAGTTGACTTTGAGGTACATTATTTTTAGTTAGGAAATCATAAGTCTTAAAATTAATAGATTGTTTGGTAATAATAGAATCATAAATGCCTTCTAATTCACCAAGATGCTCTGCAGTTTTTTCAGCTAGTCTATCCTGGATAGTGAGCATTTTTACTGCAGGTTTTTTGCTTTCTGCTACTGCGGGTGTCTTTTTATCAATTAAATTGGCAGTCAATTTATCCAATGTACTATCAATAAAGGTTTTGATCTTAGGCCTAATTGGCATACCTGCACGATGTGCCAAAACGATACTACATAGTGTCATAGGCACTTGACTATCAGATACTTTATCAAAAGCCTTAACTTTAATTGGATCGTAACGATTTTCGTTCAGATACTCTGTAATAAATTTTCTTGTTTCTTTTTGATTGTAGTGATAGTTGTAGTAGAAAAAACTTTTGCGCAAAAAGTGTTCAAATTCTTCATCGGGCATGGCTAACGCCCGCTCAGTGTCCCAAGCAGGTTCAGTACCAGTATATTTTTCATCAGCAGCATATGCACTGCGTAGACTAATTTTTTTAGTTCGAATTAATGGAGGTTTAGATTCCACTTTTACAACCGATTTTTTTGCCATATCAGTATCCAATCGCAATAAAATATAATTATACAATCTTATTGAATTTAAATCAATCTAAATTTCGATAAATACTCTAAACAAAAGAGGTACCTAAAATTCCAAGATTAAGTTTGTGGCAAGACCGCCATTCTAATGATTACCGATTTTTAGATAAGCAAATTAGTGAAACTTTTACAATTGGTGGCACTGGTGTATATCTACACAAATATCTTGGGACCAATCCTGCATATCAAAGTTATCAAACAACCAGTAACACATCTGCCAACAGTAGAACATTGTCATTTGCCAATGCCGCAATATTTTCAGTAGGCCAAACAGTTACAGGTGTGGGAATTAGTGCCAATACAGTAGTTTTTGCTACAAATATCACTGCTAATACTGTAACAATAACTAGTAATACCACTGCTGCTATCCCATCTGGCAGCAGTATTAATGTTTATTGGAAAGACAGTACAGTGCCTTTGTACAAAAATCAAAGTGCTGTTAATATTCAAGATCTATTGTTTTTGGAAAATAGAGATAGAAAATATGATGCAAATATCTATAGAATGCGAGGAATTTATAGTGTAACTGACAATGATTTTGATCTACGGCAATTTGGTCTTTTTTTAAGTCCTGAAAATCTTTATATGTTTTTCCATGTCAACGATATGGTACAAATGATAGGAAGAAAAATAATTGCAGGCGATGTGGTAGAACTGCCCCATAGAAAAGATTACTATCCATTAGATGAAGATATACC